ATGCAATTTAATATCCCTACGTTGCTTACACTGTTCCGTGTCATCCTTATCCCATTCTTTGTATTGGTCTTTTATCTGCCTGTCACCTGGTCGCCGTTTGCCGCCGCGCTCATTTTCTGCGTCGCGGCGGTGACTGACTGGTTCGATGGTTTTCTGGCACGCCGCTGGAACCAGAGTACCCGGTTTGGTGCTTTCCTTGACCCTGTAGCAGATAAAGTTCTCGTGGCTATCGCCATGGTGCTGGTAACCGAGCATTATCACAGCTGGTGGGTGACCCTACCGGCGGCAACGATGATCGCCCGTGAAATTATTATTTCTGCGCTACGCGAATGGATGGCGGAGTTGGGTAAACGCAGTAGCGTGGCTGTCTCCTGGATTGGGAAAGTGAAAACCACTGCCCAGATGGTGGCGTTGGCCTGGCTGCTGTGGCGTCCGAACATTTGGGTTGAGTACGCCGGTATTGCACTTTTCTTTGTGGCTGCGGTACTGACTCTGTGGTCAATGTTGCAATATTTGAGCGCTGCGCGTGCAGATTTGCTTGATCAGTGATCGTTTCGGCGTAATTTTCAGCAAACGATCAAAAGTGGTGAAAAATATCGTTGACTCATCGCGCCAGGTAAGTAGAATGCAACGCATCGAACGGCGGCACTGATTGCCAGACGATAATAAAATCAAGTGATTAACTGATTGCTTGATGAATGCGGGAATAGCTCAGTTGGTAGAGCACGACCTTGCCAAGGTCGGGGTCGCGAGTTCGAGTCTCGTTTCCCGCTCCAGTTTAAAAGACATCGGCGTCAAGCGGATGTCTGGCTGAAAGGCCTGAAGAATTTGGCGCGTTAACAAAGCGGTTATGTAGCGGATTGCAAATCCGTCTAGTCCGGTTCGACTCCGGAACGCGCCTCCACTTTCTTCCCGAGCCCGGATGGTGGAATCGGTAGACACAAGGGATTTAAAATCCCTCGGCGTTCGCGCTGTGCGGGTTCAAGTCCCGCTCCGGGTACCATGGGAAAGATAAGAATAAAATCAAAGCAATAAGCAGTGTCGTGAAACCACCTTCGGGTGGTTTTTTTGTATTTGTATTTTGAGCAATGGCGGTAGAGTGGCGGTGGTGTGGCGATATGCAGAAACAATAATGGTGGTGCACGTGCTGTTTAAGCTCTAAGGATGAAGCAGAATTCTCCTGCAGCTCCTCCGTATTTCGCATAGTGAACCAAGACTTCGGTTAAACAAAATTTTTCTGGGATTTTTCCACTCGACTTCATTTTTCCTCCAGTCATCCACCAAAGGTACCTGCGCTAATCTATCTTTTTTAATCTGACAACATCCTGAGAAAAGGCAAATTCGTCAGATTTACTGTTTTTTCTGCTGCTTCGAATGCCGATGTTTGCAGTACTGATAAGAGCTCTATCTCTTTGATATAGATCTTTTTTTTGATGAATTGCTCGACATATTATCGTTATGACACCTTCTTGTTAAAGGTGTTGTACTCCACATCTCGATTTTATGATGTGGGTTATGATTGGTTAGTAATAGAGTGTATCGGTATGCGATGTGGTTTATTAATGGCAATCTGCTTTTGTTTGGTATCTTTTAGTGGGTATGCAGCAACAGGAAAGTCTGATGTTCAGATCAAGAAAGAAATAATTAAAGAATCCATTGAATCATATCCAGGCAATTGTGCGTGTCCTTATAATCATGCAAGGAATGGTAGTAGGTGTGGTGGACGCAGTGCATATAGCCGTACTGGAGGGTATGATGTGGTATGTTATGAGAGTGATGTTACTGATGAAATGATCCGGCAATGGAAGCAGGAGAATGCTGATTAATTACTTTTGACTGGTTTGTTTTGCGAGCATTATGTGTGTTGTTAACGGTACCCTAGCTAAGTGAGAGTTCCAAAATAAAACCCGCAGTTTTTACGCTGCGGGTTTTATTGTTTCTGTCGATGGGATAGGGTGCCACTTCGGCCAGCCTTGGCAACCGATTGACGGGGGATTACTCCCCCGTCGCGGTTTCCTTACTGCTTACACTGTAAGAACGCCGCAAACTCCGCTCCCCAGAAGCTCATCCGTATTTCACACAGCGAACCGTGCAGCATCCAGATGATGAGGATTACCGTCACGCAGAACGTGATGGCCGTAAGCGATTTTTGCGACATAGCGCTTGCTCCTTTTTAGGGGAGGCGCTAACCTATCACTTGCTAAGGTTAGATGGTTAGGGCCTCGGTTAAACAGAGATGTTTTCCGGGGCCTTTCCACATCTGGCCTTCGGGCATACCCTCCGACCATCAGCCGAAAGGCACCCGCGCGTAATCTATCGTTTTTTTGTTGCTTCGGCAATTCTGCTCGTTAATTCTGAGGTAAAGGCAAACTCATCTGATTGTTTCCCCTGTGTGACGTTGGCAGTTCATGCCACGGGATACCTTCTGAAGATCGAACGCCTGAGGTGTGTTTCGATGTGAATTTATGGAAAGCTTCCAGTGTTGAGAAGCATACGCCGCATTCCAGGTTGTTACACTGGTAATACTTTTGTCGGACGGTGTTTGAATCATTTTCCGGACGACTTGTGCGGATACGGGCAGATGCGCCACAAAGCGGACAACGGAACATAGCAACCTCCCTTTAGGTGGTGCTATTCTAAATTTCATCAATGCAGATTCCAACTCCTTCCCACTTTAAGCGAAGGATGGTGATAAAGTCAGAATATGTTAGATGAAGTCTAAACGGGCGATAAGTTTTCCAATATTTGAATAACAACGTGGCAGGATTTTTGTTTATCAATTATCTTACACTTTTAAGTGTAATAAATTTGTTAGTGATGACAAAATTGTGAGAGGAGATTATCAATTGAAGATGGCAAAAAATAACAATGATAAAATGCGGGCAAAGTATAGGCCGTTCATAAATATATGGGAACATCTTCCTTCTGAGTTCAATGAACTCATCAAGACGTTAATGGTGCTGATACGGCAAGGGGAAAATGTGGGAGCTCAGCAAAGGGAGCTTGATTCCATCGAAAACTTCAAACACCTGTTAAGTGGATGGAAGCGGGCGCAAAGGATCATAGCTGATGAACTCATTATCAGGCTTTCTCAAATCAAGGATCTGGAGTTAGAAAAGAATTGTGCCCATTCAAAAAAGGACTATGAAACAAAGAAGAAGTGTATACGCAATATTGAAAGGACTAGACTAGAAATTAGGATTTTACGTAGGTGCATTGATTCAATTGTATGGGCGATATTCCGCAATGAACACTCGTCTATAAGACGGTTACCTATAAATAGAAATACTGACAATCTGACAATATTTAATATACATGATTCAATGGTGGTAGCAGATGAAATCAATGCTGATCCGATGGCTATAGCTGTTATCACTGATATTACTACGTTTGTACATACTGGTGATTTACTTGCGTTAATACCTCAGCAAGGCATAACTTTAATTGAAATAAAAAGTGGTAAGAAAAATATAGAGTTTTCAAAGGCGGCTATGTTCTCAGTGCAAAGTAAATGTCTTCATTTTGATGAGATTTATAGAAAAGACCTTGATAAAAATGACTTGAAACACTATGACAGAGCTAAACGTCAACTTAAAAGAGCTCAAAATGTGATAGATGTCATTGAAACTGGTAAGGGATTTGATAACTTTTTTCAGTCTCAAGTAACAATTCATGACAGAGATTTTTGTCCCGATTTTTATACAGATAAGATTATTGAGCTTTGGTATGAGATATATAACGGTAAAACTTGGGCGATTACTGACATTAATGATTGTTTATTCCTTGGGGCATATATTAATTCTAATATGGGTTTTTGCGGTTTTAATGGATGGATGGAGGTATCTAGAATATCGGGGAGAGTGTTTAATATTCTTGATAGCTTTTCAGATGCTTTATCACGTCCATTTTTTAGTTTGAACCTACCTGATAAATTGCTTCTGGATATCATTAATGGCAATCTAATTGTTGTGCTGTGTTTCGATCATCGTCGTTTCGTAGAAAGAGCAAATAAAAAATACCCCGGGATTTATGAGTTATTGGACTTTCCATCTCCGAAGATTAATCCTATGAGTATGCTTTCCATCAATGGGAAGGGGGTAGTTTCTAGTGTTGATGGACAGAGTGTTTTTATTGGAAATGGTTACGAAACACGGATTATTTTTGATCAGCAATATCCAGATAGTCTGATTAAGTGGTCATACCATATGAGTGATCTCAAAAAAAATATTGATAAAAAAAGCGTAAAATGAAAAAGGAAACGCAAAGAAAAATAAAAGAGAAAAGAAAACGTAGCAGAAAACAATGCTTAAACTAACACATCTAATGCTTTAATTTGCTTTACTGTTACAATGTCCGCTTACTGGTACAGGGCGGACTGCCATATTAGATTTGGTTCTATCTCGTAAGAGTGGCCGTTCAGGTCTGCACTAATACATCTGAATGGTTCACTCTGTTTCTGCTATCCATTCCGGGATTTTTGCTTCAAGCTCAAGCTGAGTGGTAAAGCCGCTGTTATCAATGGTGTGCTCGGCTTTTGCAATAATCCAGTCCTGATTATCAATCTCGCTTTTAAATCCTGTTACCGTGCCATGCATTTCGGGGTAGAGTTCTGCGCGTCCGCGTGCCAGCGTGATGGAGAATGATGCGGCTCCGCGTTGTAGTTGTTGCCACTTTGCCGCCGCTGCGCGTCTTGCTGCCTGCTCGTTCTGATAAGTCTTGCGTAACACAAACACATTGCCTTCCGCGCCTTCCATATAATCACCTTCACGGCTGCTGCTTTTCTCTTTTTTCGGTTTTGGCGGTTTGCGGCGTTTCACGCTGACTTTTTTCTTTTTCCCGTAATTAAGATCAAGCCAGTAAGCGCGTACCCCCGTATACGCCTCGCGGTCAGCAATGCGGAACTGATGGCGATCGCCGCTGCTGCGTGTGATGGCGAACGATGGCAACGGCTGGCCCTGTGCGTTCACGCCACCGCCGGGCATGATGAATAACAGATTACCGCTTTTTACCGTGGTGATTGCGCCCAGCATTTCCGCCATGCGCGTAAGGAAGGACATGTCGCTTTCTTCGGTCTGGTCGGCGTGGTCGATTTCGATATCCATCAGCATTTCGCTGATTTGCGGTTTCAGACCATACCGATGAGCGATGGCGGATACCACACGCTCAACGGTCACATCATGCCAGGACACCTCACGTTTAACGTTAAATTCATCCCGAAAATCTGCGCTTCTGGCTGAAACAGTCAGCCTGTCCGGCGGTCCTTCGTGAGCGATTTCATCAACAATGTAAGTGCCTTTTTCTGTCAGCGGTTCTCCTTTCCAGCCAATGAGAACCGTCAGGCGCGCGCCCCGTGGCGGTAGCTGCAACTGACCATCCGCATCATCCAGCGTGATGGTGAGCTGGTCCGCCTCAAATCCCCGGTTGTCGGTCAGTGACAGGCTCATCAGGCGCTCTGCCACGCCTGACAGCGTTTTACCCTCCGCGAGAATATCAAAATCCGGCATTTTCACGGGGTCTGTGCCCTGACTGAGCAATTGCATGGTGGTGTCGGTCATCTGTTCCCTCCCTGTGCGGCATGGTCGCATGTGCGTGCGGCGGGGGTTACTGCTTTTTGTTGTCGCCGGGTCGGGAGAACGGCGCAGGGGTGAGATTACGCGCGTGGTGGGTGATGATTGTTGCCGAATCATTTAACGGATACAAGGGGCTGAAGCTATGAGTGAAACTCGTTTTCATGGTGCCCGTGTTACGGAAAGTACCGACCTGGTAACAGCGATTAATGATGTTGATTCCAGTGTTATCGGTATCGTGGCAACGGCGGATGATGCGGACGCGAAGCTGTTCCCGCTGAACAAGCCCACACTGCTGACCCGCGTCAATGACGTGCTGGGAAAATGCGGAACAACGGGGACGCTTTATCGTGCGCTTAAGGCCATCGCAGACCAGGTGAGCACAAAGGTGATCGTCGTTCGCGTGGCTGAACACAAAGAAGAAGACGGAAAGACGCAGGATCAACTGGTTATCGGTGGTTCTGAGGATGACGGCAGCTATACGGGGATGTATGCGCTGCTTGTTGCAGAGCAGGATGAAAGCATCGGATACCGTCCGCGTATTCTGGCCGCGCCGGAGCTGGACACGGAGGCGGTAACAAAATCCCTGTGCGTGATTGCGGGTAAACTGCGCGCGTTTGTGTATGCCTCATGTCACGGCTGTAACACGATGGCTGAGGCGATTACCTACCGCCAGAAATTCAACGAACGTGAGGTGATGCTCTTATGGCCGGACTTCATCGCCTACAACCCGAAAAGTGGCAAAAACGAAACGTTCCCCGCGCCTGCCTATGCGTGCGGCCTTCGTGCGTACATTGACCATGAGCAGGGCTGGCACAAATCGCTGTCCAACGTTCCGGTTAAAAATGTGCTGGGAATGTCCAGGCATGTGTTCTGGTCGTTGCAGGCCGAAGACAGTGATGCCAACAGCCTCAACAACAAAGAAATCACGACCATTATTCGTCGCAACGGGTTCCGCTTCTGGGGCAACCGCACACCGGAAACGAACGCCTACATCTTTGAGGTGTATACCCGAACCGCACAGGTGCTGGCTGATTCAATTGCGGAAGCGCAGTTTGAAACCATCGACAGTCCACTGACGCCTGCGAACGTGAAGGATGTTATCAGTGCCATCAGGGCAAAACTGGATTCACTGGTTACTGCCGGGAAACTGATTGGCGCGGAGTGCTGGTATGACGTGGTGGATAACAGCACCACGGATTTACGTCAGGGGCGTGTGCGTATTCGCTACAAATATACGCCTGTTCCGCCACTGGAAGACATGGAGCTTTACCAGACGTTTACTGATGAATACTTTGAACCCGCATTTGCGGTGCTGGGAGGTGCCTGATGGCTGTACCAAAACATCTTCGCTTTTTTACGCTGTTTGTGGATGGTGAAAACGAAGTGGGTAAGGTGACGTCCGTCACTCTGCCTAAGCTGACGCGCAAAACCGACAGCTACCGGGGGGGCGGCATGATGGGTGCGGTAAGTATTGATCTCGGTCTGGACGACTCCGCGCTTGATGCGAGCTTTGTCATGGGGGGCGCAGTTCGTGAGCTGTTCCTGAAGTATGGCGGCACGATTGACGGCACGCTACTGCGTTTTGCGGGTGAATACTACACCGATGCAGAAAGCGACCTGTATGAAGTCGAAATGCGCGGACGTGTGACGGAAATTGATATGGGGGAAGCCAAACAGGGCGAAGCCACATCACACACTTACGCCATTAAAAACACCTACTACAAGCTGAGTGTTAACGATCGCCCGTTGTGGGAGATTGATCTGCTGAACTTCATTTACCGGAAGGACGGCAAGGACATTGTGCCCGATCGTATCCGTTCCGCGCTTGGGCTTGGCTGATAAGTAATATGCAGGCGGCGCAGTGCGTCGCCTCTGACTGAAAGGAGTTTCCTGATGAAAGAGACGAAACATCGATACCGAAAACACGGTAGTTACTGACACTGTGAAAGAAACCAGTGAGCGTGGCGTAAAACTTACCCAACCAATTGAGCGAGGCGGCGAAAAAATCACGTATGTGGAGATCACCGGGGCTATTGAGCAGGCTGGATCTCTGCGTGGTCTGTCGCTGTCTGATGTGCTGAATCTGAAAGCGGATACCATGTTTACGCTGTTGCCTCGCGTGACATCGCCGCGACTGGATGAAGTGATGATCAAAAAAATGTCGTCACGCGACTTTATTCAGTTATGTGTGGTTGCCGTAAATTTTATGAGCGGTGCGGACTCTGGCGGGAAGAACGAACAGGCGACGGAAGCCTGATCACGGTTGTGTGCTTTGAGCACATAGAAGACTTTGTGGCGGATATTGCCGCCATTTTTAACTGGTCGCCCGCCGAAATCTTCATGATGACGCCCGGCGAAGTGGTTAGCTGGCGCGAGCGGGCGGCACTTCGCAGCGGGAATGCAGATAATGAAGACTCTTGATATCCGGGTCGCTTTCAGCGCCGTTGACAGGCTGACCCGGCCTGCCGAAAACGCCCGCCGCCTGATGGGGCAGTTTGGTGACTCCATCCAGCGAACGCAGGGGGCGATCAAAAATCTCGAGCGTCAGGCGCGTTCATTTGAGCGCGCCCGCGACGCTGTCAGTAAAGCGGATGCGGGTATCGTGAAAGCACGACGCCAGCTTAACGCCCTTAATCAGTTACAACGCACGGGTACAGTGCTCAGCGAAAAACAACAAAAGCTGATGCAGCAGTTAAGCACCCGGCTTGAACGCCTGAATGAATCGCGCACACGGGAAATTCAGAAAATGCGGGAACTTGGCGGAGAACTGAAACGCCACGGCATTTCCCTGACAGGCAGCGATAACACCATCCAGCAGGCCATCAGACGCACCGAACAGTACAACAACCAGCTTGAACGCGAACGGCAGGCGCTTGCGCGTGTAACGCGGGCGCGTGAGCGGTATTCGCGCGCGCAGGAAACCGCGGGAAAACTGAAAACAGGTGGTGCGCTGGCAATTGGTGCGGCAGCGGCGGGCGGCTATGCTGCCGGGCGTTTTTTGCAGCCTGCGATCGGGTTCGGGAAAGAGATGTCCCGCGTTCAGGCGCTGACGCGAATCGACCAGAACAGCCCACAGTTTAAGGCGCTGCGTGAGCAGGCGTTAAAACTTGGCTCTGAAACGCAGTTCACCGCAGGCGATGCCGCCAGTGGCCAGGCATTTCTTGCAATGGCTGGCTTCACACCACAGGCCATTCAGGCTGCGCTTCCCGGCGTGCTGAGCATGGCAACGGCTGGCGGTATGGATCTCGGCGAGACGGCGGATATTGGCTCAAACATCCTGACGCAGTTCGGCCTTTCTGCCGACCAGATGGACCGGGTCGGTGACACGCTCACCGCAGCGTTTACCCGTACCAACTCTGACCTTCGCGCACTGGGCGAAACCATGAAATATGCAGGTCCGGTGGCGGGCAAGCTGGGAATATCGCTGGAGCAGGCCGCAGCGATGGCGGGCGTGCTGGCGAATATGGGTATCAGGGGAAGTGATGCCGGGACGGCAATGCGTGCCAGCCTGGCTCGTCTGGCATCACCGCCAAAGGCGGCAGCAGAGGCGCTGAAAGAGCTTGGTGTGGCAGTCTCTGACGCGAACGGCAAAATGCGCCCGATGGAGGATGTGCTGGCCGACCTTTATAAAGCCACCCGCAAATACGGGGAAGTTGACCGGGTATCGTTCTTTAAGGACATTGCCGGAGAAGAGGCTTTCACATCGTTTATGGCGCTCGTTGATGCAGCGGGTGACGGTTCCTTACCCAAACTGAGAAAAGAACTTGAAGGCGCGCGCGGTGAGGCTGAACGCACAGCAAAGGTTATGGCCAACAACCTTGACGGCGATCTGAAATCACTCGGCAGTGCATGGGAAGGGTTGCGCATCCGCATTGCAGATCTGATTGACGGTCCGCTGCGTTCTGTCACGCAGTGGCTCACGCGGGTGGTATCAAGGGTGACGGCGCTGGCGCAGGCCCATCCGGCACTGACGCGCCAGCTACTGATAGCAGGCGGTGCGTTGCTGGCAATGACTGCAACGGTTGGCTCGTTGTCGCTGGCTATTGGTGTGCTTGCTGGTCCGCTGGCAAAACTGCGTCTTGGTTTTTCTCTCCTGACCGGATCAATGAATGCTGTCAGGGTCCTGCCAGCACTATGGGGAATGGTGACGGGTTCCGTTTCTTTACTGGGAGGCGCTATCGGGGCGCTGATCAGTCCGGTTGGTCTTATCGTGGCTGCGCTTGCCGGAGCTGCCGTTCTTATCTGGAAATACTGGGATCCCATCAGGGCATTTTTTGCCGGGGTGTTCAGCGGGATTATGGAAAGGCTGAACCCGTTGCGTGAAACCTTTGAACGGTTTGGCCCTGTTTTTGACGCAATCGGAAGCGGGATCAGCCAGGTGTTTAACTGGTTTAAATCGCTGCTGTCACCGATGGAGTCCAGCAAGGAAACGCTGGATAAATGTACCAGTGCTGGCGAGATATTCGGTAACGTTCTTGGCGGTGCGTTACAACTTGTTCTGACACCTGCAAAAATGCTACTGGATACGCTGGCGTGGATACTTGAAAAACTTGGCGTCCTTCCGGATGAAGCGGAAAGGGCGCGCAAGAAAATCGAAGACGCACAGCGTGCGGCCATTCTTCAGGACAAGGTTGCCTTGCTTCAGGGGGACCTTGCGAAAATCAATCCGCCGAAGCCTGTGGAAAATGGCAATGGCACCGGAGGTGATAAACCCAAAGACAACAAACCGCTCACAGACAGCAATACCGGGACGCTACGCAGACTCAGCAAAATTGCTGATAACACAGGTAAGCTGGTTGATGAGACGAAAAAACGCATTGGCCCTGGCGATATTGTCTTTAAGAACCTGCCCCGCGCACTTGCTGTTCGTGGGGAGTGGCAGGAGCGGAAGATTGCGCAGGTCAGTAAGCCTGCCCCCGCAATTAATATCACACCCGTAGTCCCGGCTCCGCTGCCTCCGGCGCTGGTCCCTGTTGTTGCGGCCAGCTCCCGCCCGGTGGCGGAGGCCATACGATCGCCAGTGGCATCAGTTCCTGTAACTTCCCGTAACCGGGAGCCTGTTGCCTCCGGATTTGGCGGTGAAATTCATGTTCATCTGCATAACGTTGTTACGCAGAATCCCCGCGAACTGGCGAAACTGGTCGGTGAAATGGTCAGGGCAGAGATGGAACGGCGCGCCCGTGCCGGACGTGGCAGTTTTTACGATAAAGATTGAGGAGTCATGGTCATGATGATGATCTACGGCATGTTTGTTTTTGAGCTGCGCACACTGCCGCATCAGCAGTTACAGCAAAACAAAAGCTGGCGGCATGTGAAAAATGAACGTGTTAACCGTTCAGCAAGCTGGCAGTATATCGGTGCAGGTGATGATCGCATCGTGCTTTCCGGCGTGCTTTATCCTGAAATTACAGGTGGCGAAGTGTCGCTGTCTCTGCTGACCACGCAGGCATATACAGGACGCCCCTGGCCTCTGATTGATGGTGTCGGGCAGATTTACGGCATGTATGTCCTGACCGGAACGAATACGACCCGCTCCGAGTTTGATCGCTACGGTAAGGCGAAAAAGATAGAATTTTCACTGACTCTTGAACGCTGTGATGAGGATTTGCGGGAGCGCCTGCAATCCTCATCGTTCAGCGATATGTTGTCCGGCTTCAAAGATAAGGTGACATCATCCCTTAATAGCGCGACCAGCTCAGTTAAGGGGCTGCTCTGATTTAACGTATGTCGCCAATTTCCTGATGAAGGTGACTGGCGACTTGCTGTTGTATGTCCTTCTCAGAAAATTGTTTTTGAATAACAAACAACAGGATTTTATAATCTCTTAACCTTATAATATGTGTGGTCTGAAATAATAATTAAGGAGATTATCGTGCTGTCTTACTTAATGGCAATTCACTTTGTTTTATTTGGGGACTCTACTAATTTAAAAAACTTCTGGAAATATGAAGTAATTCGGCGGAAACGTATGGATATCTGGAGGCTTTTAAGAGAGAAAAAACAGCGTAACCGGAATTTCCTTTTCTGGTGGCGGTTGGCTAACGAAATGTATATTAATGGTAATAAATTACATAAGAAAGCAGCCAAAAAGTTAAACAGTAAAATAATTAACAAATTTGGTTGTGAAATTGGATTGGGCGCAAATATTGGAAAAGGGTTAACAATTCCCCATCATGCTGGAATTGTTGTTCATTTTGCTGTTGATGCTGGTGAAAATCTGGTGTTACGACAGAATACTACCATTGGACAGATAGATGGTGACATGCCTGGTTCAAGAGTAAAAATTGGTAGTAACGTTGATATCGGAGCTAATTGTTGCATCATTGGATTATCACGTAAAATTGGGGATAATGTAAAAATAGGTGCAATGTCTTTTATAAATAAAGATATACCATCGAACTGCACATATATAACTAAAAAGAGCGGTGTTGTATTGTATAAATAGAGTACATAAAGCCATCTATATTTCAATCGATGGCTTTTTCTCTTTATTGTGGGGCGACTGGCCACTCAACATCCGCTGCTACCGCTGTATTAACACGATTCAACAATACCCGGTATGTCTTCCATGCAGCCAGTAACGATGCCTCTTCCTCCGTTGCAATATCCAAATCTACGGCATCCTGAAGTGGCGCAATATGCTCGCTGGCTACCTGCATCAGGCTGTTTTTTGTTTCTTCCGCCTCCCTTATCCGAAACAGTTTTTCTGCTTCTGCATCTTTCACCCAGGATGTGCCGTTCCACTTCTGATACTCTCCATACGGCGACAACCAGGTAACATTTTCCGGTAATGGACCGAGTTCAGAAATAAATAACGCGTCGCCGGAAGCCACGTCATAGACGGTTTTTCCCCGATGGTCTTCAACGAGATTCCACGATGCCTCATCACTGTTGAAAACGGCCACGAAGCCAGCCGGAATATCTGGCGGGGCAATATCGGTACTGTTTGCAGGCAGACCTGTATGAGGTGGAATGTATGCATCACCTTCACCAATAAACTCATTGGTTCCGGTCAGTAGATTATAAATTTTTATGGTCCGTGATTGTTCACTCATTCTGAATGTCATTATGCAAGCCTCACAATATAGTTAAATGCGATGTTTTTTACGGTGTTTTCTGCGTTCCCCGTAGCATTAACGGTGATGGTGTGTCCGTGGGGACCAATAATGACAGAATGGGCATGAGCACCAATGCCGATAGTGTGGTTATGGGCACCGATATATACATTGTGAGCATGCCCTCCTGCGCTCGACGTGGTACCTGTACCTAACGCAGCGTTATAACCGGCTGATACACCATTCCCCGCGCCAGTGTGACCAACAGGTATATTGTGTGAATGAGCTCCTGCGCTATTTGTGGTTTTTGTGCCGTAATCAAATGAACTGGTCGTTTTAGTACCGTAATCAAACGACGATGTGGTTTTCGTCCCCAAATCAGTACTGGATGCGCTGGCGCTGTGGGTGTGCGATTTAATGCCGTCCTGTTCCTGAGACAATACGGCACGACCACTGGCAGGTTTGCCCTTGATAGTCCAGCCACGCATATCAGGAATAACGCCTGACGGATAAGCGACTGCAAGTTTCGGGTATGCAGATTTGTCAAAAGTCTGCCCCTGCATCAGGGCATAACCAGACGGAACGGTATCTGATGGCCACGGAATCGGTGCACCGACTGGATAAAACTCTTCAGGAGGATGAGCCGAGGTGTAAAGCTGCGCCCACGGCGACCAGTTTGCGTCGGTCGTATCCCGTCGTGAACGAATAAATGCCGGAGCATGAGCACCGCTTATACCACTCCAGCCGATGAGTAATTCGCCTTCGCCAACGGCTGTCATCCCTTTCAGGTGAATGATATTTCCATACGTTGTTGGATATCCGTTGTTATACGCCTCGTATAACTCCAGACCTGTGGCCCCCTGCATATTATCTGTCAGGGCGGTCAGCCGACCTTTTGAAGCCAGATTAACTGACGATACTGCTGTCCCATCTGACGGTAACGCCCCGATCTCTGATGCTGTTGGCTTATTCCTGGAGTTATAGTCCCTTCGCCAGCCAGGAGCATAAGCATCACCATGATTAATATAAGTAAATTGAGCATTAGGGATGCCTTCACCGCTGGATGTACTCGGTGTGGTAATGCGTATGGTCATTGCGCCGCGGGTGCCAATAACTTCCACAACAGCACCTGCAAGACAAATACTTCCGCAACCTGTATCTGTAATGACCTTATTATTTGCATAAGCCCATGAGCCTTTGCACATCCAGTAAGGATGGTTAAATGCCCCCTGACTCTCTAGCCAAAAAATCAACTGCGCAGTTGTCCATGCTTCACTATCTCCACCAATATTCAGCTCTGCACTATATGCACGGCAGGCACCGATATTTTTCGTAAAGGTGTCTTTATCAGAGATATCCTCACCATTCTTAGCTTTCTGCAGACGTTTTTCAGCATTGTCATAGGCAGCTTTTACTGCATTTGAAGTTGCCGCCAGCGTTTCAGATGTACTGTTGGTTGCACTACTAAGCTGGACAAGGCCTTTTCGCGCTGTTGTGGCATCCTGCGCTGTATATTTTCCGTTAGCAAGATCATACGCGACCTTAACCGCTTTCGGCGTTGCAGCCAGCGTTTCAGAATCGCTGTTAGTGGCGCTACTGAGTTGAACAAAGTTTTGCGGTCAGCGAGGCATCCGGGTGACGTCGTGACTGTTCATGCTCTTTCAGTTTGTTATCCACGTAATCCACTGTGGCCATCACCATGGTGTTATCCACGGTAAGCGCCACAGTGGCAGTGCTGGATACGGTCAGAATGGTGCGAAATGTTTGTGCACGTCCGGACCCTTCGGCAACGGCTGGCTTGTA